GCATAGGCCACAGCATGACTCTTCTTAAAGTAGTATTCACCATCCTCGGGCTTTGTCCAAATAGTCGTCATCACTGTCGTCCAGTCCTTCCCAATCAAATGTCTCTTGGCCGGTCTTATCATAGCCAAAACGGCCGCAAGTTGGAGTATACTCGTCGGTTTCATTTGCCGTAGTATAGTGCCGTGGCCGTTGACATGAAATAGTAAATTGCTGAAATCGTCCTGCTCTAAAAGGTCCCATAGCGGCTCCTGCATCATCAACTGATTTAGGTGTTCTTCATTTTTAACACCTTTATAAATGTTTACATTTAAGAAATCAATTTTAAAATATCCACGGTCTTCTGCTGACTTATAGTCAATGTTTGCTAACCCAGTTACTGGATTATGCGGAATGTCTGTTACATATACACTAGTATTGTGCGGAACTAATTTATCATCTTCAAGTCTAGTGGCTTGGACATGCGTCAATTGATCCAACGCAAGTTTGCGATCATAAAAGTCTATATCAATATCGGGCATTTTAATGTATGACATCTGTTTCAAATAACATTAGTGGTAAATTGTTTGTAAGGAATGTTGCATAATTATCTGCATCTTCTAAGTTAGAAAATCCAGTTAACTTAACATAAACTGTGGTATCTTCTTCGCTGAGAATAACTTCGAGATCTAAATTTTGTAATGCATCAGTGAATGGAATGGTGCTCATAATTTCGATTCCTCAACAACTTGATTGACTAAATCTATATCGAAATTACGTGAACGAAATTTCTTTTTCCAGAAAATTGGATCAATCATTGCACCGATTGTTTCCAATTGTTCGTCGTTGAATTTGTTTAATAGATCCTTGCCAGTTGTGCAATTCAATAATAACCATGGAGATATTTTTCCATCTTTAATATGGAACATGGCTCTGTTAGGATTGGCATAGATAAAGTAATGATTCCACGCAGAATTATTTTCATCGGCCCACGTAGTCATAGTATCAATTGTGCGTTCTAGTGCAGTTTCTATAGGCTCAGTCTTGATTAGATCTATTACAAATTTTTCATACAGTTCTTCTCTACACCAGTGATCAAGTTTTACATTACTGGTCACAACATAATCAATATACTTGTCTGGGTATAACGGATTCACGTTGCTGATAAAACTTCCAAATTTTACAAATGCATTATAATAAGGACTTTTAGCAAAGTCGTCGTAACTTTTTAAAATCTTTAACTTTTGAGTTAGGGTATAAAATCTGTTGTATGCAGTATAGCCCATGACTACATGCTTGTCAGTGCGAGCAAGATATCTACGCTTTGGCTCACACATATGCACAACCAATGTTTTTTCTTTAGTGAATTTACTACCACAATGTTCACAAACATAGTCTTGTCGGGCTTTATTATCTAGCAAGTTCAACATATCACTCGTATTTAATCAAATAGTTTTTTAATCTGGGAATCGTCATATCCGAGTCTAACGGCATGCTTTTTCAATTCATTAACTGGTGTTATTTTAGACATCAGTTCTATTTCATCTAGTTTAGCATTGGGGAATGCTTCTAATAAAAACTTTGTCTTTTTATTAGTCCCTTTTTCTTTTTTCTTGAAGCCAATCCATTCATGAAAGAAAATATTTTTACTTTCATGACTGCACATGCAAATTAACTGCCATAACAACTTTGGATGACTTTGTAAAACATACCAGTGCTTGTTAAAATACTCGTTGACTGCTAATACAAAATGTTCTTGAGTATCTCTATTACTGGTCTTAACACTACTGATATATCTGTTTATAATAAAAAATTCGCCCTTGATTCGTTTTCGCTCTTCGTCGGAAACTTCATCCCATAGGTCTCTAGCACCTACATCAATGGCCGCTAGTTTTTCTTTTAATTCAAGTTTTTCACTCATATGTCATTATACAATCTTTTCTGTAAGCCACAGACTTTTTATATCCCCAACTGGCTAAAATGTTAACAGACTCTTGTCCAGCTTCACCGTATATTTCCGATAGATTTTTATCTTCCATTAGTATAACCGGTTTGAATTTTTTAATTGTTTGCTCTGCACCCCTAATAATATGGGGCTCGTAACCTTCGCAGTCAATTTTAATAAATCCACAACTGGTAAAATTAAACGAGTCAATGGTTTTAATCACTTCATCTCCGCCGTCGATTGCTGGGTCAATGTGTGTGCCAAAGGAATTTTTTACATACTTCAATGACACATTTTTTTCTTGATCACCTAGACCGCAATCAAAAACTTTTACAGATGTTAGATTAAACTTTGCAATATTTTGCTCTAAACATGCTCGAACCTTTGAATCTAATTCAAAGGCATATACGTTGTTAAATCGTTGATGCAAATGATGAGACATTATGCCGTAATTTGCACCAGCGTCTATGGCACTGTCGAACTCTTTGACAAATTTTAATGCGGCAATCAGTTGATCTTTTTGATAATCTAGAACCCGACTAGTTGTCTTATGGCTCCACTTATTCTGCTTGGCCACAGCCTTCATCAATGCTTTATCGTTGTCTAAGACAACCCAATCGGATATATTATTTGCCATAACTTAATTTATATATTAGTATAACATTATCCAAGGCCTTTTGTAAAGAGGGATTGGTGGATGTGGCTTTGCGTATGTCGCCCCACATCTTATCTTCCATAATATGATGACTTAGTGGTCTACCATCACTGGTTCTGTGATCATAGTCCCATCCAACTTCTTTACGGGTGTTAGGTTCAGCGCCGAACTCTCTTGCATACACTATACCGTCTGCACGTTCGTATATGTATGTTGTTTCTGAATTAAGTTGTCCCATGTTTAGTAAACCCCACAGTTTCTCTTGCAATATCATCGTGGTCAAATTCTGCCCAATATAATTCAAATGCAATGCAATCTTCGACCGCTTCAAATTGATGATATTCCCCAGGTGCAACTTTGGTATATTGCCCTGCTTCTAACATAGTCTCATCAACTAAGTCATAGTTGTTTTTCCAAACACGAATTATCATTTTTCCAGATTCTACAAAGAATCCGTTCCATTTAAATTTGTGTTTGTGCTTACTACATACTCCACCAGCTTTGGCCTCGATGCGATGAAATTCTAAAACACCGTTGGCTTCTAATAGCTCGGTTTGTCCCCATACTTTACCTTGTTTCATAATATTTTACTCATGTCAATAATTTCGCTTTGTCTACTTACTTCTTTAGTAAAATAAACACACGGAGGCTTTAGTCCGTCAGTTAACGGCACTGCTAATAAATGATTATTTTTTAATTTAGGAAAAAACCATTTAACGTCATTGTAAAAATTTACAATTTCGATCTTATAAAAATCCATTTTAAAACTGCTTAACGGGTTAAAACAAAATGCTTCAAATCCTCGGTCATTCAAACTAGTCAACGGCAATACTTCAATGTCGTTGCCAGTTTGACTGTCGCCTACTGCTATGCTCCAATCAATGGGCATAGTGATTTCATGTTGACCTATTCTAAGAACCATTGCAGGACTGTTAAATGATTCTAAAAAGATTAAAGGAACAAAAAAGAAATCTGGTTCTTTTGGATCACTGTTATCTAACACAGCAAACCTCATGTCGTCGTCTACTTCTTCTGGTAGATTGTTTAAGTCGAAACTTTTATTGTCTAATGTTAATATATACATATTTTTTAATTCCAATCTACTTTTTCTAAAGTAAACGGATATTTTGCTTCCTTGTAAAATTTCTTTCTCGTAGTCAAATGATTTTTAGCATACTTGCAAGTGCTGGTTAAATCCCATATCTGCACAAAGTCTTTGTCTTCTGCTTTACGGATTCCTCGTCCTATTGACTGAATAACTCGAACAAACGATTTGCCAGGCTCCAGAAGAACCAAGTTAAAGATCCTAGGTATATTAATACCAACAGCCGCGACACCATAGGTTGCAACAATAATTTTGTTGTCAGCAGTTTTAATTTCGTCATATTCTGTTTTCCTATCTTTGGTCTTCACTGCTCCTGAAATAAACACACTATCTTCTAGCTCATTGACTATGAAATTTCCAGAGTCAATCCTATTAACTAATACCAAAGTATTTCCTGTATCTGATATACCTTTAATAAGTTTACTTAGGTATATCATACGATCATCATCTGTTACTAGATATTTTAATTCTTCAGCGTAGGTTGGAAATTCTGGCAAATCTAACAACTGAACAATGTTAACGTGACAGTTTGATAAAACACCTTTTTCTTGTAGTTCATGCGCTTGGATAGAATTAATCACCGGACCAATGCTGGCAAAGATTGCTTGACTTTCAAAATCTTCTTTAGGCACAGTTCCAGTTAGACCCCAACGTATAGGTGCGTTGCAAAAGTTTTGTGTCAGTAGATTTTTCAACACATCGGCCTTGGCCATGTGGACTTCGTCAACAATCACAGTTTTTACGTCATTGAGAAATTCCGCTAGTGTTAGTATCGTGTGCTCTTGATTTTTACTTTTCTTGTCTAGAATGTTAAGACTTTGCCAAGTGCAAATTGTATGCGTTTTACCTAATTCTTTGCGGTCACCATAGTATACTCCAACATCTAATCCACAGTTACGAAAGTCTTCTTCTGTTTGTTCCACTAGACTTTTATTAGGCACGATGGTAACAGTGCGCCCATATTGTTCGCATATTTTACTCAACGTTGCTGTGATAATAGTTTTACCAGCGCCTGTGGCAACTTCTTGTAGCGCCTGGGGATTTTCTAAAAATCTGTTAATAACATCATATTGATAATCGCGCAGTCTTATAAGCTCGCCTTCCTTAACGTGCCCCTTAGGCCAGGTCAACTCACCCCAAAAGTCTTCTTGAACTTTAGGAAATGATATCTGTATCGGCTCCCGCAAGTCTTCAACTTCTTCAACGTCTATACCACTGTCTGCTAGTATTTCTAATACACGTTCTAATTGATTAACATATCCGTTGCCACCAAGACCAAACAGTGTAGAAGTGCCATCCCAGCGGCCAAGTCGATACCTCGGCATGTATCTTGCATAGGGTATTTCATATTTGAAGGCGTTGCTTAATTTTCGCCTGACTTCCAAACTGAGGCCTTCTAATTTAATGTTTACTTCGTCGCGTATTATTAATTTACACAATTTCTTCTATTGCCTCTTTTAACGGTTTCTTCTCTTGATAATGAATTACTAAATCACAATAGTCTGTTAACAGTTTAACTCTGTTAGAACCTAACACTTGTGCCAACACCAATACCGATTTAGGTTGCCACTTTAATTTTAACAAAAATTTTGGAATTTTTAGGTTAGTAATGCCTACAATGGCTGTATTATTATTTAATGGTTGATTGTATTGAAATTGGCTGATTTGCTCGTTGAACGGTTTACCATTCTGATCATTGTCGTGTCGAAAATAAATTCCCACACCATCATGTATATTATTTTCTATTAACGAGTTTCTTAAAATTTTGAGATTTTTCTCAGATTTTTCAGGTAAATTATCAAAAATTACCAACAGTGGAAATCTGTTTAGTTCCTGTAAACTTGAGATAATGTCATTCAACTCATGTGTCTTTGATGACAGGAAAATTTGCGGCCCTGTCCTGGTGGCAATTTTTTCAATGAGATTTTTTTCTGATTTTTTCTGGAAAAAACTGTGAAAAATTTCGTATTGATAACCAATTTTTCGGTCTTCTAATAAGATGTTGTTGTTGACAATTTCGCCCACTTCTGCCGAAACACAATTTTTTAAATTTTCACTGGTATCGACGTCTATATAGATTTTATTTTTATTTTCTTGTTTTAAAATTTCAAAAATTTCTCGATGTGCTTCTAAAATTTCAGGAGAAATTTCAAAATTTTGTGATTTTACAAGTTCGACTAATTGATACAGATCTAACTCTGAATAAGGAATTTGCCATACATTATTTTTTGTTCGAACTAGGGGCGTTGACAATTTATTTTTTAATTCGTCTAATTTTTTAGTAAAAGTTTTGGTATGATTAAAGCCAATTTCTATAAAAAATCGGTCAGGATTTGAATTTTTTACAAGGTGCAGATATTTGAAACGTTGTATAACTCTAAACGATTCACTCCAGTTGGGCTTTTTTATAATTTCAGACAATTGATAGAAATGTTTAATATTTTCTCCAATAATCTTTATTGCTAGGTTGGCCTGACGTTCTGTAACATATATGTTTGCAGCCATTTGTTTGGACAAACTAGCTAAAATTTCGTCATCTCGATGATTGATAGATTTCAATGTTCGAGTATTTGTATATTCTTTTAAAAAATGGTCAATGCTGGTCATATTGTTATTATACACTGCATAATATTTTTGTCAACCTTATTTTTAAGTTAAATATTCGATATTAATTTAAAGATACCTATGAATCGCTCAATCTCAGTAGTTACTACATTCCACAAAAAAGGTTACGATGATTACGGCTCGAAGATGATTGATACATTTTTAGCCAATTGGCCAAAAACTGTTAAATTATTTGTCTATGCCGAAGATTGTCAAGTAACACAGACCGCAGAAAATCTTGTAGTGTTAGATTTACTGCAAGCATCGCCCGAACTGGCAGCATTTAAGGAAAAGTGGAAAAATGTTCCTATGGCTAACGGAGACATTTCCAATGTTCCTAAATTTTCAGGAAGAAAAGATCGCCACAAACCTTTTAAATGGGATGCTGTGCGTTTTAGCCACAAAGTATACAGTATTTTTCATTGTGCAAAAACCTGTAGCACTGATTTGTTATTATGGATGGATGCTGACATGGTATGCCACAGTGATATTGATTATGACACCATTCTAAGACTGTGTCCAGCAGAGAAAGATTTATGTTTTCTAGGAAGAAAAGGAAAATTCAGTGAATGTGGGTTGTATGCAATGAATCTACAAAGCCAACCCACTCTGCATTTCTTAAAAGATTTTCAAATGTTCTATGATGATGCAGAAAATGGTATTTTTAGACTTGGTGAGTGGCATGACAGTTTTGTATTTGATGCAGTTCGCAAAAATCACAAACTACGAGAACTTGACTGGAGTGGTCATTTGATCACAGGTGAAGGCCATCCGTTGATAAATTGCGAGTGGGGTGCATACCTTGACCATCTCAAAGGCGATAGAAAAACTTATGGCCAAAGCAAGCGTCAAGATTTAAGAGTAAATCGCACAGAACAATATTGGAGTGAGATTAAATGAAACAAGTTCACGGATTCTGGTTTCCAGACTACGATACGCATTTTCCAAGAATGTTAGATAAGAGTTTAAAGAATGACGGTGTGGTA